ATTCACTGCAGAAGAAGCAGAATCGGTTGCTACATATCTTGCAAGATCTTTAAAAGATACTGTTCTTGAGGCACAGTTAAGAGGTAGAATTATCGAACTTGTCGGACCTAATGGAGAAAATCTTTCAAAAGATCCATACGCTTTAAATGTTAGCATAATGGCAGATGCAAGGTCTTTAGAGCAGGTAATGCTTCAAAAACTTGAATCAACAATGAAAGATATAGATGCTGGACTATTAGGAGTTTCTGGATCAAGGCAAGCAAGTGGAAAACCTGGAGGATCAATTGTTGGAGACCCAAGAAAATGGAATGAAGGTCTTCAGTTAGCAATAACAACTTTAATTGCTGGAGGAATATCTTTTGGCAAGATATTTCCTAAATTAAGAGATATGCTAGCAGTAAGCATGGCAGGAATTGGAAGTATTGCTAGTAAGGCTAGATTAGGAAAAACAGTTTTTTCAAATGTTATGGCTGGAGGAGCCATTGCAACTTCTCGTTTACCAGGCGGAACTCTAAGAGGAGGGGGTGCAGCAGTTAAGGGTGCCGAAACAGCATCAAAAGCATCAAAAGTAGGACGAGCCATTACTGGCGTTCGTGCAGCAGGAGCAGCAGTTAAAGGCGCATCTTTAGTGGCAGCAGGAGCAGGTTCTACTGTTGGTGGTGTAGGAGCAATTCCAGGATTAGTAAGTTTTGCAATAAGTTCTGCAATTTTTGGTGGTATAGAACTTGGATTAAGACAATGGCAAAGAGGAGAAGAAAAGAAAGCAATTGCAAAGGTCGCTGGACAAATTGCTGGTGTTACTACAGAAAATTTAGCATTGAGTCAACAAGGTATTGATGCAATGAATGCTGAGTATAATGCAGCAATTGAAAATCTTAATATAAGAAAAAAGCAGGCAACTAATGCAGCAGAAAGGGCAAAACTAGAAGAATCAATTTTAGACCTAGAACAAAAAAGAGATACGGCTGTATCTGAATCAAGAAAACAACAGGCCCAAATTCTTAAAGATGCAGCAAATTATCTTGATCAAATTGAAAGTCAGGGAGCAAAAGATAAATATGTAGAGGCTTATTCAGAACAGTTTAAGAAAAAATTTAAAGATGATCCATTTATGAAGGCTAGAGGAGAATCTTTAATGACCACAATGAAAGAGCAAGGGGCAGACCAAAAAGCAACTATACAAGTTCAAGCATTAGTAACTTCAGATCAATTAAGTTTGGGTCAGGCAGAAGCACTTGTTACAACTCTTACAGCCGATGGAGGAAATTTAGAAAAACAGTTAGACCTAGTAATAAAGACTACGGGAATAGAAGGTTTGACAAGATATGCAGAAATCACACAATATTTAAATGATAACTCAAAAAAACAATTAAAGCAAGTTGTAAATCAAGGATTGCTTAGTGGTCAAAAGGATGCAATTGAAGGATTATACTCTTCATTAGAAGAGTTAATTAAATTACCAGATTTTGTAGGCATAGACCTTGATATTGAAATAGATCCAGATGATATAAGGCAATTAAAAATTATTGGAAAAGATGTAAATGCATTAAAGAAACAATTTGATGGAAAGCCAATAACCTTAGAAGCATTAACAAAATATCAACAAGAACTAAATGGGCAAGGTGTAACTAATAATGTTTTAGACACTGCAATTAAAAATTGGCAACTTCTACAGTCATTAGATCCAAGCGTAAGGCTGCAAGCAATGATGAGTTTGCAAACTTTAAACATTAGTGATAGCATAACTGCTGATACAGCATCTGAACAAAAAGCAGCATTTTTAAAAACTGAAAGAGGAAAGAGTCTTAAAAAATACTCAAATGTTCCTGGAGGACAGGATTTATTTGATAAAGAATTTGCAGCATATCAAAATTCTGCTGCTGGTAGAAAAGTAGCACAAGACTACATAACAGATCTTATGAATAGAATATTTCCAAAAGCCAAAGTAGACACTACAAAGAAGGGCGGACCTGTTACAGAAGAAGGCAACAAGGGCGCAATGGATGTAAGTTGGTTATCTGAATTATTACAAAAACTTAAATTGTTTAGAGAGTCAACCATAGATTCAACTGGAACATTTAAAGAATTATTAGGCCAGGTAGAAAAATATTTTGGTGCTAAATTATTTAAGGCTAATCCAATGCTTACTGCTCTTGATAAACAGCGTAGTGCAATTGAACAAATTAAAAAATCATCTGCTGATGCTGGAATAACTTTGTCAAGTTCTTTTATTAATCTTTTAGAAAGTCTTGATGCTGAGGCTTTTGAAGATATTGCCAAAAAATTATTTACTATAAATTCTGAAGGAAAATATGCTCTAAAACTTCTCCCAGGTGTTGCAGAGCAAATGGCAAAAATGGAACCAGAGGGCAGAGTAGTAAAGCCAAATCAAACTGTAGTTGGAGTTATAAATGAAGCATTTAAGGCTGGAAATCTTGTAGACTTTATTAATAAGCAAAGAGATGCTATAGCACAAACAAAGAGTCTTACAGGTGCATTTATAAAACTAACTGACGGCACTCTTGGTTTTAAGATGACAGCAGATCAAGCAGCAAAAGTAATAAGCGATCTTCCAGGCATGGCAGAAGACATTGCTAAGGGAGTAATGAAACTTTCTCAAGATGACATAGATGGAATTAACAAGAGTCTAAAAGAATATTATTCTACTTTAGCAAAATCTAATACTGAGAAATTATTGCCAGCCACATCAGTTATTGAAAATCAAACTAAAGCACTAGACGCTCTAGTAGCAGAAAATATTGATTTAGATGTTGCTCTAAAAATAATTCAAGATCAGGCAATGGCAGCATACATAGCACTTGATCCATCAGTAATTAAAGGTGACCTAGCAGAAGTTATTCAACAATTTGTAACTCTTGAAGAAGTAGTTAAAAAATTAGAAGACAGTACATTTTTTAAACAAAGAACAGCAACACTTCAACTTAAAAAAGACTTTGCTGCTATTGCTCCACTTCTTCTAGAAATGGGATTAGATCTTGAAGATATAAACGCAATATTAAGTAATCCTAATCTTGCAAAAGCATTTATTCAAGATTTAAAAGATGGTAAATTAGACGCTGAACAATTAAAAACATATATTGATGAAATTCCAGAATATAAAAGAGTTGAATTAGAACTTAAACTTTCTACAAGAGAAGGCAAGGAAGAAGAATTTGACAAACTATTTAATAAGGCAATGGAATACTATGACTTACTAGAAGGTAAAATTGAGGATGACTTTGAGCCGTTGCTTGAAAGTGCTCAAGATAAAATTGATGCTACTCAAGAAAAAATTGAGGGCATCAATGAAGAGATTAAAGACTTCCAAGACAATATAGATACAAAACAAAGAAAAATTGAGTTAGAAATAACAAGACCAATTGATGTATTACAAAAAGAATCTAATGCTTTAGGCAATGATCTTGACTTAATGAATAGAAGTGCTGATGAAATAACTAAGAGATATGACGAGCAGGCAGAGGCCTTAACAAAAGTTTCTGAGATAAATTCAAGAATAGCAAACCAACAAAAACAACAACTAAGTCTGGCAGATGCATTATCTCAAGGTGATATTTCTGCTGCAGCATTAGCAGCACAAGAAATCAGAGCAACATCGGCAGAGGCAATGCAAGAAGATCAGTTGGGTATTTTAGGCGCAGCAAAAGAAAGAGATATAGCCAATTTAAGAAGCAAAGGCGGACTAACTAGGTTACAAATAGAAAATCGTCAATTTGCAATAAGTCAAGAAATATATGCTTTAGAGCAAAAGCGAGAAGTTGAATTATTAGCAATTAGAGATATCGAAGATAAGATTTATGACATAAAGGAAGGCAGATTAAAACTTGCACAAGATGAACTAGACTTAGCAAATAAGGCTTTAAAAGATTATCAAAATCAAAGAGATGCTGCTATAGAAGCAGTAGACAGACAGCGTGAGGTATGGAGAGATGCTAAACTTGCAATTGGATTTGCAAGAATAGATGCTGGTTATTATAATGATGTGATTTCATTCTCTAATACATTGATTGATTTAATGAAAGATGGTTGGCTTGGAGTTGGAGATGCTATTCTTGCTGCCGTCGCTGCTCTTGCTCTTTACAATGCTGCACTTAAGAAACCTGTTAGTTTTGAAGAGGCTCAAGCAAAAGCCCAAGCAACTCTTACTGGTTATTTAGATAATTTTGGTACTCAACTTGGAAATGCAGATCAGCAAATAGTTGATCTAGAACTTAAGATTGCAGAGGCAATGGAGAAAGGCCAAGATACCACCGCATTAGAAGCACAGTTAGCAGCCTTGAGAGAATCTACTGAAGTATTAGCAGACAATATGTATGATGTAGCAAAAACGCTTGATAAGGTTGATAATGCAACAAACATTGCTGGAATTAATCGTGCAGTTTCTCAAGGTACCAGTGTTTTAAAAAATCCTTATGGAGATATAGATGTTGAGTGGGACGGACCAATTTGGGTTCCTGGAGATAGAGATGGTGGAGCAGGGGCAGACTTTGTTCAGGTAGCATCTAAAGGTGGAATAATCAAGCCAAAATATCTGCGTAAGGGTGGAATGACAAGTCCATTATACAGGCCTATGGGAGGATTAATTCCATATTTCTTGGGTGGTGGATTTGCTAAAGGAACAGATACAGTTCCAGCAATGTTGACTCCTGGAGAGTTCGTAATGAGCAGATATGCTGTAAATGCTCACGGAGTAGATAGAATGAAAGCAATTAATAGTGGTGACTCAATTGGAGAGTCAGTGTATAATTATAGTATCAATGTAAATGTTAAGTCTGATGCAAACCCTGACGAAATTGCACGGGCAGTAATGACACACATTAAGCAGGTAGACTCAAAGAGGCTTAGAGGAGCACAAATATAATGTCAACATCAGGATACATGACGGGTAGAAAAAAGTATCAAAGACCACAAGCAATGCTATGGTCAGAAAACTCTGGTACCTTAATATCTGGAAAATATGTTCCTAATGGTTTGGAAATAGGTCAGAATCCAGGATCAGAAACAGATGAATCAGTTTATAATCAATTTTTAATATTATCTGATGACAATAGATCATCAATTGATTTTACTACAACTAGAATAGAAACTCGTGAAAGAATGATTAACGGAAGAATGAGATCTCATCATGTAGCAGACAAACTAAACATTTCTACTTCGTGGACAATGTTACCTTCCAGATCATATTACACAGTTCCCGATTTTAATGCTACTACTGGCTTATCTCCATATACTGGATCAAACGATTTAGAATATACAACAGACGGTGGTGCAGGTGGTGCAGAGATACTTGATTGGTATGAGAATCATCAGGGTCCTTTCTGGGTTTATCTTGCATATGACAAATATCCTAATTTTGGAAAAGATGCCAATGCATATACTCATCTTGCACAATATAATCAATTAATACAAATGTTTTTTTCTGATTTTAACTACAGTGTTGTTAAGCGTGGCGGAAGCAATTTTGACTTCTGGAATATTTCTGTAACTCTGGAAGAAGTATAATGTTCCAAGACGAAAATCTTAAAACACACCTAGAAACTTCTCCTACTGTTAGGACTCAGTCTGCCATCATTGCAGAATGGAATATGAATATTGCAAACAATATTTCTAAAATAGGAAATTATAGGTATAGACCAACAGCACCTAACGATACGCTAGATCCTGACTTTAAATATAGAACAGTACCAAACACTTTTGATGTCAATGATATAGGAAATTTTTATACTGGAGCAACTGATGCAGATATAAAAGTTGATGGCGGAATCGACCCAAATGGTAATTCGCAACCTTGGTTTTTATTAGCACAAAATAAAAAAAATGAAATGCTGTATTCTTTAGAAGATTGTTTTAAAAGATTTAGGCCAAGATCTGGTATAAATAAGGCTGCATATTTTCCAGGAAAAAAATTTCATCATTCTAATATGAACATGTCAAATAGACCAAGATACTATATGGCAGATAAAAATGATAACTTTAAATACTGGACTTCCTTCAGAACAGATTCTGGAAATTTACGAGGTATAGCAAATAAACTAGTTAATGGACAAAATTATATAGACGACACAGTGCCATTCGTAGTCTATGATAAAGCAATACCAGCCAATAGAGTTATTATTAAAATGCAAACAAATGTTGGCTCTGTAGACCTTGGACCATTTTCTAACTCATCGGGATCATTTGCAGATCCTTTGTATGGAGATTCAAATAAGACTACGCCATTAAAATGGAAGATACAGTCATTACAAAACAATAATTGGGTAGATATTATATCTTTTAATTCTGGTACTACAAGAAGAGATGGCACTCCAATAATTAAAGATGATGGATATGTTGAACTTTCTTATGGATTGATTATACCAGATAAATATAAAGATTCTTTTATTAATGCTGAAGAATATACAAGTGCATCTTTTCTTCCAGAAAAATCTATTGAGGGCTACGCTTATTTAATTAAAACAGATGAGTCTGATATTGGTCAATACTATATTTGGTTTGATAATGATTATGAAACTTTTACACCAGAATATGGCTGGACATTAACAGAAGAAACTGTAAATCGTTCAAGTCATTTTGTTACAAATTTTGTAAATCCATCAAAATTTTTATCCGCTTCAGAAAATAAAAATGTATATCGTGAGTTTGAATATATAAAAGGTTTAAGAATTATTGTTGATACTATGAATAAAAATAATTCAACATTTGATCTTATAGAACTATCTCCAAGACTAAGTGCAGATATATCAGACAAGGTGCTAAGTTTTAACTTATCTAAGACTGCTTCAGATTTAGGAACTAGCGGACTCCCAGTCGGACAACTATTAGCATCAAATGGACAACTAGAAATATTTGATTATGATAATTCTTTTAATGAAAACAATGAATCAAGTATAATAAAAGATTATGCATCTAATAATTTACAAATTAAATTTTACGATATAGTCGTTAATGTTGACGGATATGATTACTTTGTTCCCATAAAGACAATGTACTCTGAGGGATTTTTTGGTTTTTCTTATTCTAATAGAAAGGTTGATATTACCTTAAGAGATTTATATTTTTACTTTGAATCAGTAAAAGCACCAGAAATGCTTGTTCCAAATGTTTCTCTTAGTTACGCAGTATCGTTATTGTTAGATTCTATAGGATTTTCTAATTATGCCTTTAAAAGAGTGTTTCAAGAAAAAGAATTAACAATACCATTTTTTTATGTAGCACCAGACAAAACTATTGCAGAGGTATTAAACGACCTTGCTATATCAACTCAAACTGCAATGTTCTTTGATGAATATAATAATTTTATAATGATGAGTAAAAACTATATGATGCCATCAAGTTTAGACAGAGATATAGACATAACCTTAATTGGATCAAATGATCTTACGGACATCGGTGTTGTTGAAAATAAAGATACACAAAATAAACTTGCCAATATTATTGAGATATCTTCAGAAGAAAAAAATGTTTATAATGATGGAGTAATCAATTACGATACTAGATACATACAAAGATCTTATGGAAGTTTAAAACAGGCATCAATGATTGACAATGAAGTTGCTGCAAAAAATTGGATATATAAACCAGTCCTACTTTGGGAAATAGTGGGAAACAAAAATCTTAGATCAATTAATAATGAAACTAGTGATCAGTCTTCTTATAACCTTTCTGCAATTCCATTAAATTCTAACTTGTCTTCTAATGTTCCTAGCGTTGTAAATAATACTTTAATAAACAATGTAATAGATTTAGGAGAAGCCGTTTATTGGTTAGGAAGACACAATGGATATTTTTATGCTAACGGAGAAATAATAAAGTTTGATGCAGTACAATACAATATTCCTGGAACAGAAAAAAATATTATAAGAGAAGAAAACAACGGAACAATTTCATACAGCACAGAAACAGTCGGTGCAGTTGGAAATGTCTGGATTAGCAGTAATCAAGAGTATCAAGACTATATGTCTAAACTTTCTTTTAATGGTAAAATATATCCGACTGGTTTGGTAAGGATATATTCTGTACCAAAATACGAAGAAGTTAATGGAATAACCGTAATGAAAAACGGAGAAGTCGCAACACATGGACGTGGTCAATTTGGCACCTCTGTGGTGTCACACGATGCAGGACTAAACTCTCATTGGAATAATGATTCTTATGTTCGTGGTATTAATATGGAAAGCAAACATTTGTTTGGATTAAACGAACAAGATATTTTAGATAATGATGATATAGTCGCTAAGTCTCTCGGCACATCTATTCCAGCAGGACCGAATAATACTAAGGCAAAAGAAACAACTAGGTCTAGCATAATTAAAAACTTTTTATCTCACTCATATGTTAATGAATCTCAAAACAATACAAACAAATCTACACAAGCAGGATCTGTTCAGGCCTCTGCTTTGGTAATGAGTGGTCCTTCTTTTAGCACTATAGAAACTCCATTAGGTTTTGTTTCTTATCAATATAAACCACTAGACAATAAATATAAACATTTTGGTACAAGAATGAGAGTTATAGGAAAACTTGAAGTAAGCGAAACTAAAGAACAAACTCCAGTTAATGCCATGCCAGTATATGTTTTGCCAGGAAGTCAGCCAAATCAACAATTAAATATTTCTGGAGGATCAGGTGGAATTGGAGTTATGGTTAATCCAAGTACTAACGTAGGATATTACTTTGAAATTATTGCATTAACAGAAAAAAATATAAGCGAGTATTCTTCAGAAATAGATAACCTTCACAATATAATATTTTATAAGGTTTATTCAGATTCAAACGGAAAAGCAATCCCTATAAAACTTTGGGGAGGGCTTAGTAATATTATTGTTGACGATGGCAAGTTTACTGGTCAATCTAGAATGCTTGGCGAACAAAATCCAACCGTATACGATCTTGCAGTAGAGTATCAAGACATAGGATCTTCTAGAAGATTTTATTTATATATGAATAATAACTTAATCAAGATTGTTGATGATTCTTCACCTTTGCCAATTTATAACAATGTTGCCTTGTTTGTTCGTGGAGGATCAAAGTGCATGTTTGAAAATGTATACGCCCTTGCAAATAATTATAGTCAAAATACGGCATCAGATATAGATACTCCAGTTTCAGCAGCATTTGGAGATGAACATATAACAACAAACGAATCTTTCAGAAAGTATGCAATGTCTGGCATGGTACAAGCAACTTATTTATCAGGAATTAATATGAGTCAGCCACCATCTTTTAATATTTATTTTGATGAGTTTGGAACAATTATGAGAGAGGCTGCATACTTAAAAATTAAATATGATAAGGCATACCCTGCACTATATGCACAACTTTCTCCAACCTTTAATAGAATAAAAGGATATGCAGTTTCTGGATTTAAGGCAGGTTCGTATGGTGCCGAGTTTATGTTATTTAACGCTACCGATACAGCGCTTAATCTTGATGAAACAAGTGGAAACTATTTAAGAATTCAAGGTATTACTTTTACACAAGAATCAAATGATCAATTAACCGTTGATTCTTATTTTGCAAAAAATGCAAACTTTTCTGATCCAGCAATAGGAAAAGACGGATTAATTATTTCTCCACTTAGATCTGCATTAGATTATGACAAAATAAAAACTAGCAGACTTACTTATGGTAAAAAAGAATTTTCATTAAATCCAGTTTATGTACAATCAAATGATGACGCAAATGATTTAATGTCCTGGCTAATTAGCAAAATGCTTAAACCAAGAAAAAATATTGGGGTTAAGGTTTTTGCTAACCCTATAATTCAATTGGGTGATATTGCAAATATAAAATATAAAGATAATTCTAACAATGATATAATATCTTCAGAAGATAAAAGATTTGTTATTTATCATATGGAATATACTAAAAATAGTAATGGTCCAGAAATGACATTATATATGAGTGAGGTGTAAATTGTCAACAGTTAATAGTACCCCCAACTTACCTTCATCAAGCCCCACCCCTAATCAAAATGTTAAAGCAGCAACTCCTGATATTATTCTTTTTGATGACGAAACCACACCTATAGAAATAATGACAGACCTTATATTTGAAAATATAGGTGGTCAAGAACTTATAAATATTTTACGATCTGATATTATAAATGGACAAAATGTTTCTTATCAGCCAATAAAAAATCTAACTAACTTATACTTTCAGTATAATCCACAAAATATTTTAGCGTTACAAGATACTGACTCAAACTATTTTAAAAAATTTCCTATCAATTTTTCAAGCAAAGTGCCATCTTACGGCACTGGTCCAAATGGGTCAATAGTCTACATAGACCCAGAAACTGGAAACCTCGTCATCAATGTGGTTAATTTGGGGCGGGATGAGCAGGTAGAAGTTTCAATAGTCTCTGACGGAGAAGTATTAGATGATACAATATATGAGGTGAATCCATGATTACAAATACAGGAAAAGGCATATTAGCAAAATATTTAATTGGTCAGGCTCCAGCCTATGCCTCTTATCTTGCGATAGGCTGTGGAGCAAAGCCATTGGCAACAAATCAAAATTTTGGAGATTATTCTGCAAAGCAATCTTTAGACTTTGAAATGTTTAGAGTTCCAATTACATCAAGGGGATATGTTAACGAAGATGGTTTGGATAAAATAGTTCTTACAGCAGAACTTCCAACAGATGAAAGATATGAGATTTCTGAGGTTGGAGTTTATTCTGCTGGAGCAAATCCATCTGCTGGTGCATACGATAGTAGAACATTGTTTGCATTTACAGTAAATGAAAACTGGGAATACCACGATCAAACTTCTGCAACAGAGTTACCAATAGTTTATGAACCACTAGATGGAACAAATAATGATAATATTATTAATCAGCCATATGAGGCGTTTCAGACAAACTCTGACAATAGATTATTTACCAATACCGATAGAATTTCAAGATATGAAAGAGCACGTTTTTATAATAATATAGTTATGTTAAGGGGAGACTCTGCGAACTTAACAGTATCTGGAGACAACTTAAATATAGGAACAGGCTCAAACCACATTCACCTTCTTGGTGTAGGTCTAGATTTTAACTCTAATGCGCCAACTGATCAAATTAAACTAGCATTTAGCATTATCAATAAAGATCCAGATCCATCTATTGTTCCTGATGAAGTAAGGATATTATTAGAATTTGCAGAAAGCGACACGGCTGGAAGTGGGGAGTCTGCCAGATTTGAAGTCATAATGGAAGCAGGGGATTATAATTTTTCAACAAATAGATATCATGTAATAACTAAACAATTACAAGAATTGTACAAGACTACTGGTTTCACATGGAACAATGTTTCTATTATAAAAATATATTCTACAGTAATTAATGATGGATCTCCTTCTGAAGATTTTTATATTGGCCTAG